AGGATTTCGAGCTGTGCGTATTGCGACTCTTGAGTTTCGCCGGATACTTCGCTTTCCCCGATCCAGTTTGCGCCGACACCGCGCGTCTTCACACGGAAGCGCAGCGAATTGGAACCGATGGTGCGCACGTCTGCCAGACCGCGCATGGACGAAACCGTCATTGCGATACGGTCGATTTCGCTGACCATTTCCGGCAGCACCAGATAACCACCATCGACGTCGGAGCCGCGCCCCATGGCCTTGCGTTCCAGGGAACTCAAATCGTTGTCGATCCCCTTGCGCAGGAACGTTCGGAAAGCTTGCTTGTGCTCGGTCTGTTCCGGGGTTTCATTGCCCTCCCCAGCACCTGCGCCAGGGCGGTTTGTCTTTTTCGCCACCTCGGCCAATTCCTTGCCGAGTTTGGTCAATTCGCCGTTGATGGTCTCGACTTTCCCGACCAAGTCGGCCGGGGCAAAGCCTTTTTCTTCGATTGCCTTGATGCGCGCATCGTTAGCCTTCTTGAATTCCTCGAAAGCGCGGCCTTGCGCCTCAATTAACGGCTTGATTTGTTCTTCCATGTGAATTCTCCAATTTAGGGGGTGAGGATTGCGGTATTGCGGCGGATGAGTTCCGCCAGTTCGCCGTAGTCCTCAACTTCCCGTTGAGGCAAGGCATTGAAACCCTTGGCCAGGATGGCTTTGGCTTCTGACTGAGAAAAGCCCACCTCGCGTAGGGCTCTCTCAGCTTCGCGGATCGTCAGGTCAGATGACTTCACCTGGTCGACACGCGCTTTTCCGTTTGCCGGGAACGTCACCGGCGAAATTTCGACGAGATCGATGCGCTTGAGCTTGCGGCGCGGGTCTTCCGGCTTGCTGCGCTGTTCCCATTCTTTCGGGATGTAGCCGATCGACAGGCCGTCGATGGCCGGGCGCGGCGTCATCTTCATGAGCTGGTGGATCTCCCGGCCGCGCGGTGTGTCCGCCAGCTTGCCGGTGACCTTCAGGCCCTTACCGTCTTCCACAAGCGATGTCCATACGCCAATCGGCGTCATGTCTTCGGCAGTCATGCCGTAGCCACCATGCTGCAGCAGCATTGCAGGCCAGTTCTGCTTACCGGACTGCACATCGGCCAGATAGCTCGAAAACGCACCGGGGACAATCACATCTCCGTAGGAGTCGACATTGCCGAACACGGCGCCGTATCCCTCGAAGCTCATCGTTTCGGCCTCACTGCCGCCGTCGGCAGGCGCGAATTTGAGCTCGATCAGGCCGCAATTAAGGTGTTGCAGATGCATTGTTTTCCCCTTTGGGAGGTGTTCCGCCGAGGCTGGTCGGCTTGGGTAGTTCGGCGGCCGTGCCGCCCATGGGATTGAGTTCTTCCAGAGCGCGTATCTCGTCTTGCGTCATCCAGGCAGGAGATCCGCCCGAGCCGAGCGCTTTGGCGTAATACTCCGCGCGGTCCTTGTGCGCGCCGCGCATCAAGCCTTGCGGCATGAATTTCGTGTAATAGCCCTTTTCTCGGTCGCTTTCGGTCAGCAGGTTGACATCGGCCGACTGCTCGACGCGGCCATACCACGGGCCGAGCGTATGAACCACGTGTGCCAGGAACATTTGCTCCGCGCTCGCGTAGGTCGCCGTTTTATCGGTAGCACCGACCATGATCGGCATGACACGCAAAGCACGGCAAACCTCCTCGACCTGCAATCGGCGCAGTTCGACCAGTTGCGCATGGTCGTTTTGCATCCCCATCGGCGACCATCTCAAGCCGCCCCAAAGGATTGCCGTTTTGAAGGCGTTGGAATTGCCGCCTTGGGTACGCTCCCAGCTTTCGCGCAAGTCTTTGACTTGATCAGGCTTGAGCGAACCATCGGTAGAAAGGACGCCGCCAACGCGCGCGCCGTTGCTGAACATGCGGGCTGCGTGTTCCTCGGTCGCCAGCGAAAGCCCGAGCGCTTCGCGTGCAAGTTTCACCGACTCGAGGCCCATCCAGCCGTTCCAGCTTGGGCCACGGATGTGCCACATCTGGTCAGCAGGGATCGAGATAATCTTGCCTTCGTCGGTCTTGACCTCATACTGCAGATCCCAACCAGACCGCTTCACCGTGACGTTCTGCGGCTCGTAGGGCAAAAGCTCTACAACCTCGCCACGAAAAACGTTCTTCCAGATATACGCGCCACCGCAGAACACCAGATGCAGACCGATCTGCTCGCGCAATTCGAAGCTGGTCTGCCATTCATTCGGGCGCACTGCCAACAGGTTGTAGGCAGCATGATCAGTCGCAACGCGCTTTTTGCCGTCCACGTCTTGAAATACCTTGAACGGCACCTGCGCCAAACCTTCGGCGATCACGCGTGCGCATGCTAGTGCAGTCGATACCTGCAGTGCAGTCTGCCAACTCACTCTTGCGCCCGATTTGGACGAACCAGGAGCGCCGGCCAGCGCGCCGAGAATGTCTTCTCGGGATACTGCCTTGCGCTCGCTTCCGCCAAATTCAAAGCCAAATAGTTTCACCAGACCTCCATGCCGCACTCGGTTTGTTCTTCGTTTTTCATCGAGCAGCCGATTGCCATGACGCCAGCAATCGCGCCATCGACACGCCCTGTTGCACGCTCTTTCGCGATCTTCCGGTTGCCGGCCGGATCGCTCATGACGACCGCATTCGCCATACACCAGGTCATGACCGGATTGCCGTCGTGTGCTATCTCCTGCGCGAGTAGCTTGCGCTCGTATTCGTCCACGGCAGGCGCCATATCCTTGAAGCCCTGTCCGAACGGAATCAGGGGCGGCAGGCTCAAGCCCTCGTTCTGGATCAGCGCCTTCAGGTCCTCGATCCGCCAACGGTCATAGGCGATTGTTCTGATATCGAACAATGAGCACACTTCGCTCAATTGATGTGCGACTGCCAATTTGTTCACCGCCCTGCCAGGCAATGCCCTCAGATGCCCGGCATCCCGCCAAGCGACGTACGGCACGCGATCCTTGTCAGCCTTATCGTGCAAGCCATCGCCAGGCAGCCAGAAGAACGGCACAAGCCTTGTCTTCGGATCGTCCGGCGTGGGATCCAGCGCCAGCACCAGTGCCGTCAAATCCTGCGTGCTCGACAGGTCAAGCCCTGCGGTACCGCTGCGTCCATACCATGTTTCAAGCGGCAGAGATTCCAGCGACTGGCACGCGAACCAAACATCGCCGGAGATCCACGGCGATTCCGCTTCGGTCCATTCGCAGAAGTTCAGCCTGCGCACCAGCGCCTCTTTCGAGGGCATGCCACGCGCCTGGGTAACCTGTTCACGCAGGTATTTCAACCCCGGTATGCCGTGCTCAAGGCTTGGATTCACCTTCGGCCAGCATGCCTCGTCTTTGAACGGATCGTCGCCCATGTCCAGCGCGCAGATGAACGCGAAGAAGCTGTCGTCTTCGATCTGGCCCGCAGATACCTTTGCACCGTAGTCGTGGTACTCCCAGCAGATGGTCCGCTTGTCCGTACCGCTGTTCGTGATCATGAAGATCAAAGCCTGCTGCCGAAACTTCGTGCCGGCGCGCATCATTTCCACGACGTGGCCGGTCTTGTGTTCGTGAATCTCGTCCAGCAATGCGATATGCGGTCGCGGGCCAGATTGGCCGTCATCCGCGCTAATCGGGCGGAAGAACGACGATGTCTTGTGGTAGGCAAGGTTCCATTCTTTGCCCTTGCTACCGGATGTCGCCAGTCGGCCTGCCAGCTGCGGCGACTGCTCGACCATCGCGATGGCATCGCGAAACAGGATCTGTGCCTGGTCCTTTTTCGTGGCGGCAGCGTAGATCTCGGCGCGTGCTTCGCCGTCAGCAGTTAATCCGTAAAGGCCGATCCCGGCTGCCAGAGGCGACTTTCCGCTTCCCTTCGCCGTCTCGATATACGCAACGCGGAAGCGTCGGTACCCGTCCGGCCCTTTCCAGCCGAACAGGCTGCCGATGACGAAGGCTTGCCAAGGCAGCACCTCGAACGGCTTGCCTTCGAATTGGCCGCCGTTCAGGCACAACACATCTTCGAAGTAGCCTATCGCACGATTAGCCGCATCGATATCCCACTTCAGGCCGCGTGCTGGCCCCTCCTCGAGATCGCGTAGGTGGCGTTTGCAAGCATCCCTGACATGCGGTCCGGCGATGATGGTGCCGGCAACAACATCTCTGGCGTACGCAGTTGCGCGGTCAGAAATATTTGGCTGCTTTGTCTTTTTCTTCATTTGGGAACAGCTCGCCCTGCGGCGACGATGGCGCCCTCATGCGCGAACGCGCCGACGGATTCAAGCCGAACGACGCGCCTGCTGTCCGCATGCGCTCCTCTGCACGATTCGCCATTTGCATCCAGGCCGCGATTTGTTTGTAGCCACTTGGTGTGTTCTCGACGTAGCCGTTATCGCCAAGGCTCGCAATCATCTCGCGTGCTTTTTTCCAGTCCGCCCATGCCTGGCAATACACAGCCAACTCTGCGCGGTCGATTTTCGCGACCACTCCCAGCGAGACTAGATCGTCGACAATACGTTTCCATTCGGCCTTCGCCTCTGACGTCAGAAACGTCGGGCACTTTGGCGCCTCGGCATCCACAGCCAGCCCTTGTGTCGCCGCAGCCAATTCGGCTGCAGATTTTTTGCTTGGATTGCCGCGCAAGACGTGCACTGTCGCCGGAAGACCGCGTCTGCCGGAATTGGAATTGCCTGCCATATCACACCTCGTCGATATACCCCCCTGCCATATTTCCCGCTCATGCAAACGAAGGGAACCGGCCGGTCTTTGGCGGCCCGAAACCAAAGATTTGATGCCCCCGGGGGTGGAGGCAACTGATCACACCTTTCTGTTCCAATGGTGATTGGAGTCCAATGGAACGCCGCCAAGATCACAACCTCGCAGCGTTCCACTTTTCTCCATCTGCTGCTTGGCGCCGTCGTGACATGGCTTGCACATCGAATCGAGATTGTTCTCGTCGAAGAACAATTCCTCGTCGCCTCGATGCGGCTTACGATGATCGACGACAGTTGCCGGCGTTACCTTGCCGAGCTTCGCGCACAGCGAACACAACGGATGCTTGCTTAGTTGCGCATGCCGAAGCCTGTACCAACGCTTCGTGTTGTAAAGATGTTTGTATGTAGCTGCGGCCATGAATAAAAAAGCCGCCACACCGAAGGGGAAACGATGTGGCGGCAACCCGATGAGGAGAGGAGACATCGGATGAAGCTGGTGGTCGTATATCGCGACGACCTCGCACTGAAATTCTTACCCTATGCGATTGCTCTTTTTGGCAGCCTGAATGAGATCCCACCCAAGCTGTCTGCGGATATCCTCCATCGATGGAGGAGGCCTGCGATCAGCGAGGCGCCTCGCCATATACTCGCGCACCCTCTCCTTGCTTGGTTGCTTCACATGGTGCGGCATATTCACCTCCGTTTTGCGAGCAAACAAAAAGCCCCGGACGACTTAATCGACCAGGGCTTCGGGATTCTTCAGAGTCAAAGTCGCCCCAACATGGGCGTCTGTTGACTCTGGGCGCGGATCTACACCGGCATGCAAATTGTTGGAAAGAATTTTAGCAGGGTTCTCCAGCTGCGCAAGAAGCTGCTGCAAATTTCTTTTTGCACGTGCAAGCACTAATCGCAAGCCAGTACGACGCAGCTTGAGCTTCGTCTTGATCCAGTGCTCCGGATACTGCCACACATAATGGAGCTGCAGTGCGCGCCGCTCCTCGAACACAGGCAGCATACGCACAGCCGCCTCGACCAGCCAACCATCGAGCTGGTCGACAGCGACGATCTCACGCGGCGGGCCAGGTGGCGCATCGCCGTTACCATCTCGAACACGCGAAGCGACATACAGGGCTGCCCACGCTGCGCAACAAGAACCGCTACCAGCACGCGCAGAAATCATCGTACGTCGCCAATTCTCCAGGCGAAGCTGCAAGCGCAACTCATCCTCGAAACCATCTACCGGCACCACCTTGTTTTCGGCGCGCAGCTCCGGGGCTTCATGCGGCACTTCGACATAGTCGTCCACGCTTGGCGCGCGCCGCTCACCCTTGTTCCCATTGCTCCATCCGAGCGTCAACGTCTTGCGTGGCTTAT